TTTTTAGCCGTTATAAATGTAAATATCTTTTGTTAAACTTTCTAAGATTTAATAATTTAACTTAAAAATATATTATGGCAATTACACCCACAATTATCAGCCCGGGCGTCGAAATTTTGGAACGCGACCAATCGACACGAGCGGCGCAGTCTGCCGGAACGTCGGTCTTTATACCAATTTTCAGCCAACAAGGACCTACTTCTGAAGTTACTTCTGTTTCGACAATCAGTGAATATGTTGAAATATTCGGAGAACCTGTTACAAGTTCTGAGCGCTATTCTTATGCAACAGTAGACGCAGCATTAAATTCTGCTGCTTATGTAAGTGTTTCCCGACTTCCTTATGGTGTAGACTTAGGAGATACTAAATCTGCTTCCATTTCTATTCTTGCTTATCCGGCTCTTGGATATGCTATTGATTCTGAAGAAGTTTATAATGAAGCTACCCCTGAACAACGTATTGATACATCTGTTCAGCTTTATACCAAGGTAACCCGTTCTACTTCTTATACTCCTGTTTCTGTCGATATTGCTGCTAAAGTACAGGTTCAATATTATACGGACCAGGCTGGAACTCCTTTAACTGATTTCGCTAATAAGGTTACGATTTATACTAAAAATGGATCTGAATATACCGAGGTAACGGACGTTGAAACTCAGAATGCTGTCTTTACAACTTATTATGTTCAATCTACCAATAATTCCTTTAAGCCTATTGCGAATTATTCAGCTGGTTCCGCCGGGGTCAAAGGTGAATATGAAGATTCCGCTACATTTTTAATTGGTGAACCTGTTCAGTTCAATATTTCTATTGAACAGTATTATCGATTTTTAAATGGACAAGCTTTGGATGGTTCTGGAGAATTTAACTGGTCCGATGCAATTCCTCAAACTATTTCTACTCAGCTTGCCGATTTGGGGCAGTTTGCTTTCTTAGCTCTTAACTTTGGCAAGACGGTAACAAATGATCTTTTTGAAGGTTTTTATCTTGCGTTATCCGATAATGCTTTCTCTGATCCTGGTACTTCTTATGCGGCCGTGCGCAAGCTTAAGACTGTAACTCAGCTTCCTGCTTCTATTGAAGAAGGTCTTACGGGTCTTCAGTATACGACTGTTCCTAATGAACGCCTTGACTTTAAGCTTTCTTCTCCGTTGAAAGGATGTATCTCTCAGGTTATGGAAGAATCCATCACTGATTTTGATATTTCCGGAGCTCAATGGAATGATACATTAAATGTAGGCGTCTTTAAGGTTCGCCAGGCTACTAATTCTGGAGATGCTCTTAAACTTTCTGCCCTGATTACTCAAGGATATAATGCTTCCTTAGAATATGGACGACAGACTACTTCCAAGTATACTACATCTGCAGTTGACTTCTTTATTGAGAATACAACGGCTAATGATACTTTAGTTCGCATGTTTGTTAATCCGAACTTCTCAGGAGCGTTAAATTCTCGCGGACTATATGTTGACGGTTCTCCGAAGATTAAGGTTCGTATTTATGCCCAGCAATTGCTTGACATTGCATTGACTGATGATGAAATGGCGG